CGATTTTATGCTGGGCCCACCATTCCTTAGCTTCTGCATTTTTGAACAATTTGTTCTCAGGGTCAACTTTTTCCAGCTGAGTCATTGCCTTGCAAGCAATGCGAGCAAGTTTGTCGCGCATGGCTTTGTAGGTTTGGGTGTTATCGACTACGCGATAGTCGTCTGAATAATCTCTGCAGGGCATGATAAACTCCTGTTTTGTTTTGCTATGTATGTATTATAACGCCAAAATGAATTTCGGTCAATTTTGGCGAATTATACCCAGGCCCTAACCAAGCCAGCAATACAAACAAGGATACCTGCAAGGTTTACAAGAATCTGTGGCTTATTTGCAACACGATAACTCCATGCCAAGTAGAAAGTTCCACCAAACAAACCTGCTACGATGTTCCAAGGATGGAGTTCAGGGTAGAAGCTCATTAGCACGTACATGGTAATCAATGCACTGGTGCCGGCCCACTGTAAGATATGATTGATTCGATCCATCTTACTTGCGAACTACTTTACGAATATGCTTTACTTCTGCTTTTTTCTTTTGAACTACGGGCAGTGGCTTACGCTCTTGAAATTCTTTGTCGACATAGTATTGTATAAGACTACGCTGAATCATAGTAAGCAAGTCACCTTGGTCACTATCTACTACAAATCGAACCGGACAATGCCCCCACGACAAGTTCTTGTTAAAGTCAGCAAACCAACGTCTATGATCTTTGTTATGAGGATCAAAAACTACGTAAGGCCTACCGAACAACTGTAATTTACTCATACATCTCCTTAATGTTTAAGAGTGCTCTAATTATAGCACAAAATCCAAATATTTGTCAAGCCACAAAAAAGCCGCTATTTACGCGGCTTGTTTGTTGTTTTGGACTTCTCTAAATTTTTCCATTGCTTTCATACGGGCAATAGCTAACCGAATTTTTACATAGTCCGAAACGTCGTCATTGTGATCATTGGGCTTTAGTTTTGGCTTACAGGATCGATGACTAACTAAAATAGCTTCGTCATCGATGTCAAACCCATTACTATCACCGCTGACCAGCAATGACTTTCGAAGCGGATTACTTCTTAGGAGCTTCGGCTTTTTGATCCTTGGCGGCTGGTGCTGGACTAGCACTTTTGGTGGCGTCACCTTTTGCGGCTTCAGCTTTCTTTTCTGCTTTGGATTTTGGCTTCTCTACCTTGGGCATTTCCTTAGGTGTAGCAGGTGCGCTGGCAGTAGCGGCAGGCTTGGCAGCAGCCTCAGTCTTAGCAGGTTCAGCGGCAAATGCAGTAGCGGCAAACAATGTTGCGATAAGTGCGGATACTAGTTTCATGATATCTCCTTTGTGATGTGATTTGAAACATTAAGCAAGAATTTACTTGCTTACATATATAACGCCTAGGGCGCGGATTAAGTTGACAGTTCCAGCCATATATTGTCAACCAATTTTAGTTGTTTCACCATTTCTTTGGTAGTGATGTGGGTTAACAACGCTCTTCTAGTACTAGAAGATGGATTTGGCATAGTACTATGTAACAGCCTTGGATTGTAAATCAACACATCTCCTGGTTCCATTTCTGGTTGTAATACATTTTGGATAAATTCATCGTTGTATACGCCACGATAGCTTTCCTGGACAATCCAATTTTTTAAGTGACTTCCCGGGTAGATTCCAGTACCTCCATTTTCCTTGCCAAAAGAACATAAAGGAATAATACATTGGACGCCTAATAGCTCTTCGACATCATGCCATTTATCAAAGCGATACGGACTGTCAATATGGGGCTTTATAAAAGTATTTCCAGGCTCATTGCTAATAACGTCTGATACATAGACAGCATTGTTATTGAACCAACCCTGTGTTAATTCAAGTAGCCGATCATTGATTACTCTTACAGAGTTCCATTCGGGGACTTGTTGACTCCACCAAATAGCAAGCTTGCTACTTTCGTCTAGTTTATTCTTTGCGTAATATTTGCCATCAAAGTCGTGCCCTCGTTGCGGCACTAGCAAACTGTGTAATCGTTCTACACTTTCTATCCATGCAGGATCTAACGCACTTTTGACAACGCAATAACCTTGTTCTTGTATTGTTTTTAAAATTTGTTGGCCCATAGATTTATATCTCCTTGATAAAGACTAAACTCAAAAGCATCCATTTCGTTAAACAGTATCAACTGTCGCTTGCTCAAGTAGTAAGGCCATGTCATGCGTTCATCTAATAGTAGCAATGTTTTATTTAACACTCTGTAGTTTTCAGGAAGCTTGATGATATAAGTCTTCCATAGATCTTTAGACAAGTCTAAACCCTTGCCCGTAAACCTTGTACCTTTAGCATTTTTAAAAACTAGGAAGAAAGCTAACTCGTGTTTATAATGTTTTGATAAACTATCTAATATAAAATCACTTATCGGATTTTTTACTAAGCTCATCTTCTTTTACTAGTTTACCGTTGGATAGTTCAACTACTGTAAAGTCACTGCACTTGAATAGCTTGTTTAGTTTTTCCATTAAGTTGAAGGCATGCCCTGGATTACTAAACGACACCTTTTTATATTTAGGTCCTGGATAATCTTGAAGACTATTTAAGAAGGTTCTAAGGTTAAAAGGTTTACCTTTGTAAAAAACCGCATAGATGGCATCAGCTTCTAAAACTTCTTCACTTTTATAAGTTTTAGGATCTACGTATGTTAAAAGTATAGTTGGTTTTGGTCTTGCCATTTGCGTTCCCTTCAATATTATTTATCAGAAAACGCATTAACATGCTATTTAATTTTTAAAGTTTCCACCGTCTATAGCAGGGTTAACAGTGGTACTTTTGTTAGTTGGTATGTTTTTTGTTGCTAAAACTAATAATGTGTTAATCTCATGCATAAGTTCCATGCTTTGTTCGTAACTTAACGTTATAGATTTTTTACCTAGTTTAGCGGCTTGACTAACAAGCCCACTGAACTCATTGATCTTCGATAATTCTGGCATCACGTTTTTGCTGTAGAATTAAGCGCAAGTCTGTCTGGTTTTTAAACGGACCGACAGATTCGTAAGAGGTTACAGTAGTAAGTCGCGGGCAGAAACTTTGTACCCACCCATTTTTAAATTTAACACCATACCATCCTGCGGCATGTATGCTTTTTGTATTGGGCTTTTTAGTAAAGCATGGATATTCGTCGATTTTTTGTATGTTAAATACATCTTCCTGATCAGTAGGATAACCCATAACTGTCATTTGCCCGCCGTGACTCAAATCTCTGCCGGCAAATTCGATATGATGTAGTTTCAATTCATCTAGACTATGTAGAACAATATCTTTCTTTTTAAGTTTGATTACATAGTTGTCTCCGTTAAGATTCATCATACCTACTCGGTTGCCTTGTTCTTCAAGGATCCAAAACTTTTCCTTGATAACAGGTTTTGCTATAATCATTGTGGTCATTTGTATGCCGCTCCTAAATATTCACTGTGATCTGTCATACGGTCTGCAACGTTTATTAAATTCCATTTGCTACAGAATTTAACAAAATGCAAGCCTACTTGTGGCACTCGCCCTTTGTCAGTTACTTGAGTAATGCTTTCGTCTAACGCTTGTTTGATCTCGTCTGGCTGTTCAGTCAAGTCGATTAGTTTCTTATTGTGCAAGTATCTATCTCGCACACGATGTTCGATTTCATTGTGGTCTACCCAACGCTGAAGCATGAGATTGTTCCAATTGTATCCTTTGCTGTCTTTGTCTGCGAAGGCTTCACGGAGACCAACCTTATTCTTTGTCCCTTTCTCACGTACTCCCGGATATGCACTGAAGACGTTGTCTGAGGTATCGCCACGCATACATTTTTCAAAGAGCAACCACTGCGGATCAGGTGCTGGCAAAGGTTCCTTAGTTTTCTTGTCGAGTACTGGTTTGTTCTTTTCATCGAAGATACCTTCTAACGTAATCAATTGTTTGCTAATACCGTTGAACTGTCGGACATTTGGAGCCAGCAGTTGGTAAAAATCGCTGTCACTGCTGACAATAACGTGTTCGTCTTCGGGGTGATTTTGAATCCAGCGAGCAATGAAGTCGTCTGCTTCACAGTTTTCGTGTCGCAATACGCTACAGTTTGTCTTGGATTCGAAGAATGTTTTTAGTTCGTCAAATGCCTCCCAAAACATTTTATCTTCTTCTGCTTCTTTAGGGCTTAGTGCCGCACGAGCAGCCGCACGGTTTGCTTTATAGTTAGTATCAAAGTCTTTACGCCAGCTACGACCTTCGAGGCAGATAACAACGTGACTGCCTTTAAAGTCACGCCATACTTTGTTAATGCTGTTAAACATAATATGGTATGCCATACCGATTTTAGTTTCTGCGTCTTCGCCGCGAACTACGTGGCGAGCACGAAAGAACATATTTGCCGCGTCGACCAGAAGAAAAGTTTTACCCATTGTATGCCTTAATCATATTAAAATCTATCTTTTCCTTAAACCCTAAAGAAAAGTGTTGTTGTAATTCCATAAAGTGAACGTATTCTACAGTAGACATTAGAATCTCATGTTCTCGCTCATCACTTTTAAATGTAAGCAAAATGTGATCATCATCGAGCCAGCGTGTAGTAAATGTCCAAGTTAGTTTCATCGTCTCACTATTATATGATTATTCTTTATTTTTGTCAACTGATTTTTTGGCTCGTTTTTTTGGTAATAAATCAGCATTAGCAACAAATTTGGATTCTTCGTCTACTTGTTGGCCTATGCTACGGCACAAATCGGTAAACCAAGCATCTACAACTTCTTCATGGCTGTTGCCAGTGTAGCCATGTGAAATCAAAAAGTTCACAAAGCCTACATTCCATTCCAATTCCATGAAACCTTGTTTTGGATCTGAAGTATCGATATTGGTTTTGACAACATTGACCCACGGCTCCATGTCATCTTTTGGACGAGGATTGTTTTCTTCCTTTTTCTTAAATAAATTTTTTATCTTATCAAACATAGGTATCCTTAGAATAGATTTACTTCTTCCCATGGCAAATAATTCTTGCCAAAGTGCCCGTAGTTGGTAGTCATACTATAGATTGGTCTAAACAACTTAAACTTATCAATGATACCTTTTGGTGTAAGATCTACATTGTCTTGCACCCATTTAGTTAGTTTTCGGCTAGTATCTGTGTCGCCGGTTTCGATATAAAAACTCATTGGTTCTTTTATGCCAATCGCATAACTTACTTGACAAGTGGCCCACGGTGCTCGTCCACTTGCTACAATGTTCTTGGCGATGTAGCGCATCATGTACGCGGCACTACGGTCCACCTTTGTGGGATCCTTCCCTGAGAAAGCTCCCCCGCCATGAGGGCTATACCCACCATAAGTATCAACAATAATCTTCCGGCCGGTGAGACCCGTGTCGCCATCAGGACCGCCAATAACAAAACGACCAGTGGGATTAATAAGAAAATCAGTGTCATGATCTATATACTCCTTGGGTAAAACACCTTTGATAATTTCTGCAACGCCTAGACGAACAAATTGAATGTCCATGCTTTCGCTATGTTGAGTCGAACACACAACTTTGGCAATACGTTTAGGAGTACCATCATCATTGTATTCAAATGTTACTTGACTTTTAGCGTCCGGACCTAGCCATTCGATTGCCTTAGCTTTGCGAAGCTTGGCTAACTCTTCTACAATACGATGGCTCCAATAAATTGCACTGGGCATATAATTTGCTGTTTCGTTGCAAGCATACCCAAACATAAGTCCTTGGTCGCCTGCGCCAAAGTTATCAGTACCTAACGCAATGTCGGCACTTTGTCCATGTAGCTCATTGTAGATCTTTACAGTACGCCAATCAAAACCTGGCTGTTCGTAGCCAATGTTTTTAATAGTTTTACGAATAGTAGCATCTACTTCTTCTTTGTGCAAAACACCCTTGTACTCACCGGCAACTGTGACCATATTGGTAGTGACTAGAGTTTCGCAAGCGCACCGCAATGTAGGATCTTCCTTGGCCATGACCAAATCTAGGATAGCATCGCTGATCGCATCTGCTACCTTATCTGGATGCCCCTCTGACACGCTTTCGCTTGTAAACAAATAACTCATATTTTCTTTTCCATTTCTTTAACTGTATCTTGTATTGCCGCGGCAAAATTAATAGCACTTTGTTTATTCAAAAGCATATGATGCTCTTGCTTGTGTACACCTTTAACTAGTATATCCCAAACCGCTTTAAGCCTTGCAGGCCAGTCACTCCAAAAGTTTTTGGTCCAAGTAGTGACATAAAAACTAACTTCTACATCGGGAATATCTTTATCTCGTTGTACTTCGATCCACATCTTAACCGCATGATCATCGGAACTACAATCGCATTCTACATTGAATGTTTTTGCATCTCCCCAGTTGTTATCTATGCTAATACCTTGTGCGGGTTTTTGTGCTTTCATAGGA